ACTTGCTTCATGCGGAATGCCTCCACGCCGTTAAGCGTCGATACCTCGCAAGCGATTGACTCGCAATCTGCAACGGTATCCCAATCCGCCGCTTGTGCGCCGTAGGTGTCCGCCGTGTCCAGCGTCGGCTCCTCTATTCGGATTCTGTGTCGGAGGGTTCCGGCTCGCATGTTATCGAATTGATTAGGTTGATTATTTCAAGGCACTGCATCACAATCTGATAGGGCGTGTCCATTTCGTCGCACCACATTAGGCTGATACCGTCATCGTCGGACGGTTCCACCCGGCACACGCCGAAGGGGTCGATTCCAACCGTGTATTGTGTCGGTGGGTCGCTCGCCGATTCGCGCTTTTGTGCTGGGAATGGGATTAGCATATCGGGTAATGAATTCGGTAGGGAACAAGGATGTTATAAACGAAGTCCGGTATCTTCCCCTCTTCGCCTCGGTTGTCATACCAGAATTCCACGAGACATTTAATCGCGTGCAGATATTCGTCGGGAACACTGGTTGCCGCCGCCCCATAACCAAACACGCACCGGCATATAATGCCATCCTCGCGCCCCTGAGCACTTGGCCACGACTGGTTGTATTGCAGGCGGATCTTCGGCACACTCAACGCCGCCCCCGCCTCGAATACCGTTACCGCAACCGTCGCCAGAGTCCCGCTTGTGTCGTAGTACTGGACGCTGCCGATTTCCTTCAACGGCGAAAAAGGGAGAATCATTTCGCTGCCGAACGAGTCGTAGTAAACATCCCACGTTTGTGAGATAAGTTTCCGCCCGCAAATCTCTTCGACATGCCGCCGTGCCACTTTTCCTAGTCTGGTTATATCGTCGTCATCTTCCGTGATGTCAACCCGGCAATGAGACTTCAATAATTCCAGCGTCACCGGCTCGACTGCTGGAGCGGTTATCTCGGTATAGCGGCGGGATAGGTTCATATCATAACCCTTGTTTGAATGCCTCGTCCTTCACAGTTCCCCATTCGCTGTCGTTGCCGAATGGCCACTCGCCGAAATGCATGAGCTTCACCTTACGGGTGGCGTAGTACGGCACACCGTATTTGTGGAGCAACCGCGAAAACATCCAGTCTTCCGACTCAACTTCCGTTTGCGGTTCTCCGTTGTCATTACGAAAAAGCCTAGCGCGAACATTGAAGAAAAATTTGTAATTCCTATTTTCGTCAATGTCTTGCCAGTACGGGTGCCGCAAATCGGCAATCCAGCAGCCGGTATTTATCAACAATCCGCGCCCATTCGTCGGAATGCCGCATTTGTCGAGGTCCGCTGTGCAAAAGGTTTTAGGCAATCCAAAAATCTCATGCATCGAAAGGCGGCGGACATGATAGCCGGTATCGTCAACGTCAATCCCGCACGAGGTTGACCCGCGCGAATCTTTAATCGGCGATACCACCGACATAACCGCCGCTCCGGTTTGTTCCAACTCATCCATGCAAACATCAATCCAATAACTCTCTGGAACAATGTCGCTATGTAACATTGCCCAGTGAGTTATTTTTCCCTTGGCGGCTTGAGCCAACGCCATTCCCCAAAGTTGATTGAATCCGTTTATAAGGAATGAACTTTTTTTCGGCTGATACCGGATTTTGTATTCCGGTCTCTTGCTCGCAAGCACAGTTGCCCCTGTTACGGCTCCGGGGTTAGCTTGTTCATAAAACGGAAACCCCACGAAAACTCTAGCCTCGCTCATCGCCTCATCCTTTCGGTTAGCTTCCCTCGTCGTACAGGTCGATTGTCACGATCAGCCCCTGACCTTGGGAACCGGTCGAGCCGGACACCGCAACGACGATTTCCAGCAGGTCGCCAGCGATAAACGTCGGGGTTCCGCTGAGCGTTCCCGCGTAGGTGGTCAGACTCGTTTTGGTAGAGTTGATCGTAACCACGCCGGTTAAAATCGTGGCCACCGCGCCGCCGCCAGTGCTTTTCTTCACGTCCACTGTGAAAGCCTTGTCGCCGCCGGTCGGGGCCGTAATGGTTGCGACATTCACGCCGAGCACGGTTCCCGCGCCGTAGGCAATATGAACGAGTTCGGTTTTTGCCGTGATGTCGGTGCCGCCTACCTGAATGTGCTGCGCAACTTTCCGCTGTTGCACTTTGGTATGTGCCACTTTCGCCGTGCTTGCCACCGTGGCGTTGACGACCGACGACGCCGGCAGGGAACCCGTGCCGGTCATGGCCACATCACCGGGAAATTCAAAATCACCATAGATTCTTGAGACCGACATTATCGCTTCCCTTTCCGTTTTGCGTGCGGTTCAACCCGCGTGTCGTAGTTCTGTTCGATCATCCCGGTTTGATAACCGGATTCGTCCTCAATAAGCACGGCAACGCCTCGCTTAATGAGCACGTTTGCCGCGCCGTCGGGCCACTCCGCGACAGTCCCCGCCCGCTGCCGTCGCCACCGCTGTAAAAAGCGAATCATCATAATAGCCTCGTAGGTTTGAAAACTCCCTCCCCAGCGAACCGGGGAGGGAATCGCGTAACGAAAATTACACGCGGATAATCTGCGAGCAACCGAGTGTGGAAGCGGTCGTTCCGACTTGCTCCGCGCGGGAAAGCAGTACCATCGCGTTGAGGTAGGTTCCTGCCGAGCCGTTGCCGCCAGTGGCAACGCACTTCAGGTAGCGTTTCTTTCCGCGAAGGTCGATGTCAACACGTTCAACGAGGTTGTCGTCCGTGTTGATCGGCAACGCGGAGGTCGTGCCGGCGATGGTGTTGGAGGTTCCGAAGATCGTTCCCGCCACGTTGGTGTAGCTGGAGTTATCGTCGGACTCTTGCACGTACAACGCCGCCATTTCGATGTCCATCGCACCGAATTGGAAAATTACGGTGGCATAGTCATAGCCGAGCGTATCGATTACTTGCGAGGTCCAACTCGCATCATCGACGATTGCCCCCGGACGAATCAGGGGAACGGTTTTGATGTTCTGTAACGGATTCATATAACAGTTTTCCTTTCGGATTGTTGGGTGGTGTTAGCTGCCGGGGGTGAGCATTTGGAGCATCGGGCCGGGGACGGACGCGGTGCCCATTTGGTGGTTAACGATATCGAACCGCTCAGTACCGAGAATGCCGATCTGATCGTATTCGAGGTATCGTTGGTCCGACTGCTTGAGGGTGATTCCGCGCCGACTGCCAAAGGCGGTTGACATGCGAAGGTCACCAAAATAGAGAATGCCCTGAGTCGAGGTCTGCGCCGTGAGAGTCGAGTTCAACGACTGGCAGAAGTTGACGGGGTATCCAAGGAACGTGCGGGCGTTGCCAGAACCGGAAACGACTTCGCTTACCGTGGCTCCACCAGCCGAATCTGCAAGCCGCATCATGGACGCAGCCCAACCAGCTTTGCTGATGTACCACTCCGGCGCGATGCCGGGGTAGGCGGGGAGCTTGCCGATCATGCTTTCGAAGTCGGCGAGGTCCAGCGTCGAAAACGCGGTATTGCCGCCAATCGCCGTGTACTCCGATCCGGCATTGATGGCCGTAATCAGACCCACCACGCCGTGATAGGTGGATGTTCCGTCGCCGAGGAAGAGGCTTTCATCCTCTTTAACCGCGAAGGCGTAGGCGATTTCGGACGCCAAATCGTCGGCCATCGAAACGATAGCGTCCTCAGCAATCTCCGAGGAGTATTTGCAGAGCACGCCCCATTTTCGTGCCACCAAATTGACGTTGGTCCAGCTTTTGTCCGACGCCGTAACCTCGTCATTTTCCCCCACCGCGTAGGCAGTAACGCCCGTCGCGCGAACCGGGAACGTGATGGTGTCGCCGGTCATCGGAACGATTCGGCATTTCTGCCGAGCCAGCCCGTATTCCTGCCGCAAATCGACGATGGTTCGCTCGAACTCCGGGATTACCAGAGCGCCGCCAGCCGTGTTGGATTCACCACCCATTGCCCGAACTTCCGCGCCGTGCTCCTCGCACCACCGCTGCGAGGCGGGGTTGTGGTAGATGTTGGCCAACAGCCATTGGCCGGACCGGTAGGCGTCTTCCTCCGATTTGAAGGATTTCAGCTTGCCGTGGCGGTAGGGCCGCGAAACAACGCGGGCCTCGTGCTCGACAGGCGGAGTGACTTGCGGCGGGGGAGTCGGGCAAGCCTTGCGAGACGCCACGATTTTTTCGATCTTGGCAATCTCGGCATCCTTGTCGGCGATTCGTTGGTCAAGCTCGTTATGCTTGAGCAACTCCGCCTCGGTCATATCGCGTTTTTCAGTCAGATGGGATGCAGCATTCGCCTCCCATTCGGTCTGCATTACGGCACGAGCCGCAATGAGATCCGCGAGGAACTTGTCAAAGTCCATAAGAAATGGCCTTTCGGTGCTAAGCCGATGGCCAAGAGGGGACTATAAATAGAACCGGCGGATGACCACCGGCAGGGTTTTGTTGATTAAAACTCTGCCAACAGTCAGCCGCCTTGAAGAAAGCGTTTCTGATTGATGTTACCTAAATCCGCCGCGTCCTAAAGAGTACATCGACGAATCGGATTGATTTCAATTCGCAATATAACACACCCACAATCGCGTGTCAAGTATTTTTCATGCGGTACGCCAAGATTTTATTTCTGGCTTCGATGGTGGCTTGATGGTTAGATTTTGCCCGCTCGTATGCCACCCTGAGTTCGGTTTCGGCCGCGCCCTGGTCATTCAGCCCGCGATAGAAAGCGGAGCGGACGCCGGCCGACGTCGCCGTATAGGCGGGAAACACTACTGGCCCCACGTCGAACAGGTCAACATCCTCGATCGTCCGCACGTCCATCTCGGTTTCCTTGTTGATTTGGTAGGATTCCTTCTTCACAATGAACCCAAAACTACTCCCGTCAATGTCCCCTCTTGCCACAGATACCGCCAAATCGTTCGCTTGGCTCGTATCGGGCAGGTCAATTTCGTACCGCAACCCCCGCTGATCGACCGAAAGCCGCATGGTTCCCGCCCCCACCCGGCCCAAAAGAAAGTTGACGTCGTGATTGTACAGCCCCCGCGCGTCCTGCTTCTCTGATAACACCCTATCAAACGCCCCTGGAGCGATTCTTTCAACGAGGTCACGCCAGAGTTGATATTCTGTCCCTGGATCGTCCGCGCGGTAGAATACGGCACCGTATCCCGTCAGGATCCGCCCGCCGCCCTCTCTGGTTTCAACCTTGCACCCCGCGTGTTCGGTAATTCGTTTTTCAATCATGGTCGTTCTCCTGTTTCAAGGCGATTGGCGAGGCTTTCCGCGCCCGATCGCTCCAAATCCTCTAAATAAAATGCGGTTCGCGAGGCGAATTCAGCCGGTTTACACCGCCCAGAAAACGCCAGCAGCCCCGCGTGGTAGTCTCTGAGGTATTCAATCGCCGCCTCGTCAGCCTCAATCGCGGTCGGTCCAGCCAGCCGGAGCGACTCTACCACCGGTTTCAGCACGTCAATTATGGGTTTCAGGTGGCGGGTTTGCAGCAAATCGAGAAAGTCGTTGAATTTTTCCGGTTTCTCCGCGGCCTTGGTGGTATCGGCAACGAGCCGCCGGATCGCCCGTCGGCAGGATTCGACCACGAGGGCGTGATTGGCGGATTTCATTTTTTTCTTTTGCGGGGCGTCGTTTTCCGGCTCGTCCTCCGGTTCTGGATCGGATTTTTTAGGAGTTTTTTTGTAAATCGCATCATTTGGATTTCCGCCGGCGTTTCCCATGTTAAGCGGATTTGCCAATTCGTCGCCGCCGTCTTTTTTATTCATGTTTTCGATAGCCCGCACCTCATTCGATGTCATGAACGGCTTGCCGGTCGCTATCTGGTACGCGCGGTATCTTTCCTCTGTGTTTGCTCGCAGCAGTGCTTGCCGCCTGAATTCAATCGTGTATTTGTAACTTCGCTTTTCCTGATATGAAAACAGTTTGCGGTACAGTTCCATTTCCCAAGTGCAAAGCCATCCATTGAGACATTCATCAAGATACCGCTGATTCTCTTGTTCCAAAGACGCATAGGCTGTTCTGGAATTGTCTCCCAATTTGTGTGGCGGGATGCCGAGCCATGCCGCTACTTCACGAATTTCTAATTGGCGAGTCTCGTTAAATTGAGCGTCGTTGTTGTTGACCGACATCGAATTTGCCGACATGCCCTCTTCTAGGACTGCCGTTCCGTTCTGGTTTTCGCCGCCGTAAGCTTTCTTCCATCCCTCCTTGAGTCTCAAAGCAGCCTCCGGCGATAGCTTTCCGGGATGCTGCAAGATCGTAGTAGCCCTCGCATTATTCTTGAAAAAACGTGCACCGTACTTGCGGGCCGCCAGCCCTAATCCGAGTGATTCACTCGCCTTGTTTACAAGAGAATACGGGTTAATTCCATCAGGCGACAGACCACGAATATGAATTACGTCGGCAGGATCGATTGACCACAGTTGACCATCAACCCAAGTTTCGTAGTGGAACGGCCCTTTCTTTTGTTCGGGGTAGGTGCATTGAGCGGATAGGTGCAAGATTTCGCTGATCGTGCTACCATTCCGCATGATGTACGCATAGCCGCTGCCATGAATCAAGGCATCAGCTTGCACCACCTGCCTGAGTGTCATGGAACTCATTAGTTCGTTAGGCTCGGTTTTTAGCAGATAGTAAAGCGGAAGCTTTTCCGCCTCCTCTCGTCCGTCCTTTGTTCGTTCATAGATTACCAGCGGAAGTGCGCCAATATCCTTGGAAATCAAATCAACACCCCGCCAGAATGCCGCATAGGTCAACGCAACCTCGCGATTGATCTTCACGCCAGATTCATTATCGGCCCCGCCGCTGATCCAATCGACGAACCAGCGGGACGGATTCGCAGCCGTGGAACGAGATAAGCCGAGCCAGCTCATTATCCGGTTAAGCATTTTTTAATGTCTCCATGAGTTTGGTTTTGCGCCATTGCAAAGCCCGTTGAGCCGTCGCCTCATCCAAGTGCTGAATTCCAAATCTCCGATGACCGCAATTTATGCAACCCGTCGGCGCGTGTTCGCTCATTTCAGCTAAGCAAACATCCTCGCGGAGTTGCCTCCATCGTTTTATGAGTTCATCAAATCCAACCTCGAACACGTTTCCTAGCGATGCCTCACCACGCCAATCGAAGCAGCAGGGATGGTGATTGCCGAAGGCGTCAAGGATGAACTCCACAAATGGGCGCATGCACGGGATAAAACCTAACGGAATACGCCGCAACATCCGGTCATCAAGTTCGTCGCCGTCTGGATCGTCTTTATAATCGCTTGTGTGTATCTCCTCGAATAACTCCTCCTCATCGGTCGATAGCTTAACTGTGCCGTTGGTCCAGAGAATGAATTGCGACTGCGGCACCCTGTCCTTGATGGTCCGCATGAGGTTCAGCATCCGTTCGAGTTGCAAAGTCGGCTCGTTGTAATAGTGCCAACCTACCATCCCAGTAAATCCGTGCTCGCGGTATGCCCGTGTTGCCACGTCAATAATCGTTTCGTTGTCGAGTTTGCGGCTGGTATCGAGCAGCTCATACCGTGTCAAGCCTAGCGAACTAGGGCACTTCCGATGGTATGCCCGCAAGTTGCAGCCGGTTCCGAGTTCGAAAATAAGCAGTTGGGTTAAGTTCATCGGGAATGGTAAATCTCTGCGTTGTGTCTCGCGTTTTCCGGATTGAATCCGTTCTCTCGATTCCAGCAGTCAGGCCGCCCAAATCCGGGAATGTTCACTTGGCTGGCTTCCGGGTCGTGGGCGATATGAAAAACAACGTGCGAACGATCTTCGCGGATGCCAAGCCGCTTAATCGCCATGCGTATCTGCCCATCATCGCAACCATAGCCTACATACCTTTCATCGTAGGCAACCTTCCGCCATACGTCCGCGTGGGCCGCAATGCAACAGCCCATGCCACCGTCAACCACATAATCGCGTTCGCAAGTGTCGTAATCTTGCGCCATCAAGCAGATTGGAACGACGGCTGTTTTGGCGTCAACGTGTTCGCATACGCTAAATGTCTCTTGCGAGAAACACACGTCAACATCGGTAACAATAATAGGGTCGCAACCGTCGGCAATCGCCGCCCGGATGCCGTGGTTTTTTGTCTTCGCCAGGCTGAATATCTCCATCGGTTCGGGATACACGAGGCATCGCGCTACTCGCGGGAATTGATATTCCCTGTCAGTCACCACGTAAACCCGGCATTCTCGCTTCTGATATTCCGATAGGTTCCATTCAAAATGCTCTCGCAATCGTTTTTCGGGAATTCGATAACTGACAAACACAATGCCTATCATTGTTGCTCCAATAGTGTGAACCGCAGCCCATGCCTCTTTATCAAGTCGTTTCCTTCTTCCCTTCCAGTCATTCCAGTAGAGAACATCCTAAACTCGCTCGACATTGGACGGCTGACTTTCGCTGTAACCGAATCAAATACAGCAATTTTGGAACGATCCAATAGCGTTGGCCACAGTATGTCAATTCCCCATCCGCTTTCAGTTTCGTCGAAGGTATGCAAACACTTTTCCAACGCCGCCCGCGAGAATACCGGCATCATCGATTCCACAAACGGTACGACGCGGACGCCGCCGCCCGGCTGCTGGACCGTATGCGTCCAACCAATAACGGAATTAGGTTGCAATGATGCTTGCCATAGGTCCAGCCCACGGGCCGTTCCTTGCTCGAATAACTGATTTAGCGATACCGTGTCAATCTCCACGTCGTTACAGATAAAACAAAACGCATCGTATTGCTTCCAAATATCGCTTTTAACTAGCAGATTCTCGCCTATCTGCTTGATGACTGGCCACATATTCCCGCGTTTATGAAACGGCATGACCCCGTGCAGTTCGTGCATCGGTGGCACAACGTCGCCCCAAATGTTAATTGCCAAATCAAAATTGCGTGCGGGGTGGTCCAATTCAACGCAATGCTTGCCGTCGGGCGTCGGGATGTAGAGAAGATACTTTCTCATAATACCGTCATCCCCTCTTTTTCGTATTTACTACTTTTATCGACCGCAAGCATAAATTCGTGGGTTGCAATCACCATTGCCGAAACACCGTCTATTTTTTGCCTACTCTTCTTCTTTGATGGTTTAATGTTTCCGGCAGGATCGTCATCCGTAATACAATTTCTTATCATCCAATCCATTACTGGATTGCCGCCGTGTCTTATTTTTTTATCGGCGATCCTACGTTCTATTTCCTTACATGGCGAGTTTAGGCTTGCGTACCCCTGCCTGACCGGAACCATGCTAACGCCGTCGTATTCGTTAAGTTCGGTTATTATTTTGCTTGAATTCCACGGATCAAAGCCAATGGTCTGTATGACGTATTTGTCGCTGAAGTTGTTTTCCCATTTTCCTTCGAGCGGTTTTCCAAGTTCATCAAGCATGATGCCTGATATCTCACGTCTCACCCACGCATAATCAACGGAATTTCCTGGAGTCGCGATTACCCATCCCTCTCTTATCCATGTCGAAAGCGGAACCCTCCAATTGTCTTCGTGTTCCCGTATCCTGTCTTTAGGACACCAAAACCGCCAAAAGTATTCAATGCAATCATCGGCACTAAACGCCATGCATAGAGCGGTCAAATCCATCGTCCTAGATAAATCCAATCCTCCCCATGTTTTTTCTCCTCCGTGATCCAGTAAGTCGGATTTGCATGCCCTCCAGTCATCGATATTTATCCAAGGCTTTTCGTTGACGTTCACCCACCAATTACAGATATACCGCTTAAAATCTCTCTGTTTCCGGGGGGTCTTCTTTGCCTCCAAACATTTCGCCTCTAGTTTTTCAATCGCTGTTGTTCCCCAGTCACTCAAGCTCGGGCACGCCTCAATCCACCCTTCGGGATCATCCCAATTACGCTCTTTATCCGCCTCTGCAATAAATGCAAAATGCGACTCCGAATAAAAATCATTGTTCGGGTCTAATAAGTCCCTTGCAAACTGGTATTCCTCGTAGCCAATACATTCCTCGTCATCTCCAGCTGTAGTAATCATTAAAAACAAAGGCTGTGAGCGTCGGATGTCGCCGTACATTAACGAACTGAAAAACTGGCGGTCTTTCCAAACGTGCAATTCATCGGCAATAAGAAGGTGAGGATTCTTTCCTTCCGCCGAATCGGCATCAGAAGAAATGGCTTCATACCAACTTCCACTAGCATCATGCAACAACCGTTTTTGTGACGGAACACGATGAATCACCCTGGAAAGAGATTCCGATAATTTAACCATGCGATCTGTTTTTTTGTAAATAATCGCCGCTTGATCTCGGTCAACTGCAGTAGAATACGCTTCTGCCTCTTCCTCACCGTCGGCTGTTATTGCGAAAAGAGGCAACCCCGATAGCACGGTAGATTTTCCAGACTTCTTCGCGGTAGTAATAAATCCCTTGTCAAATCGTCGGCGTCCATCTTTTCGCTTCCAACCATAAAGAGGAGCCAAAATCTTTGAATACCACCAATCAAGCAAAACAAACGGAACCATGCCACCACTGGCTCCTGGTATTTTCAATAACTTTTCAAAGAACTTGCGAATTTTTTCCGCCGCGTTAAAATCCGTTTGACACCCGTTCAATAATGCGCGTTCGTCGTTCGGGTGTTCTATTTTCCACAGCCAACCGTTATTCTTTTGATCTATTTTTAATTGTTCTAGCGATTTCATCCCGCAATTCCGAACTCCTTCAATGGGTCATCAACAGGAGCCGCACTCGATTTAATACCAGTTCTAGCACACGGTGTCATGCCAAATTCACGTACTAATTTTACTAGGTCTTGGCGGGATTTATTCTTCAGTGCCACGAATGGATTTTGGCATGGCATCCCATTCGGCGACATTACAATTTCACCCTCTAGCTTCACTTTATCGCGGTATCTCAAATAGTCGGCAAAAGTTTCGCACAGTAACGCAAATGCCATCTGGTCAACAGGGGCGACAATACGCAAATCTGCCAAATACTTTCCGGCCTTGTTCCAAAATTGGATTGCATCACCATCGATCCATACTGGACACTCCGGCATCCCAGGAGTAGCCTCAATCGTTCCACCGTCGCGACATTCTCGATACGTTCCAAGGCGTTTTTTCACTGCCGCAGGTTTTTTTGGTGGTCCCCTTCTTCCCACGATCTAATCCCCCGTTCAAAAACTTGGAAAAAATAACGGAATGGTTACGGAATGGTCTCCGCCCTACCCCCCCATAGGATAGTACCCCCCCACCGGGTGTCCACCTGGCCAGGGGGGATAAGTAAGCTAGTAATCATTCATTTAGCGACCATATCCGCCTTCCTCTCGCGCAGCCTTCCTGCTATTACACGCTCGACACAACGATTGATGATTCGTTGGCTCCCAAAACAATTTCGCGTTGCCCTTATGCGGGACGATATGATCGGTCACCTCTGCCGCCCTCGTTATCCCTTTGCTCAAACAGATCACGCATAGCGGCTCACACTCCAGCCTCGCATGCGAGTACCGTTGCCATCGGCTGTTGTATCCTCTGCTCGCTGCCGTGCCTCTTGCTGTGTCGTATCGCTTCTGCCGTTCTCTCTTGTGATGGTCGCAATAGGGTGCTCTCACTAATGCCGTGCAGCCTATCGCGTTGCAGCGTTTGAGGGGTTTATTGGGCATTACGTGGCACCATAGGCAGCAGCAGCCAGGATCAAGTAGGTCGCGCCGTCGATCTGTATTTTGAGCGTCCGCAGATTTCCCGACGCAACCGAGCCCGCAGGGGTGGCCACAATGCCGCATGACTCGAAGTTGTTGACATCAAGGAAGAAGTCGCATGCCACATTCGACTGCAAAACTGCGTTGACTTTGTTCCCGCCGCTTTCGCAATAGATCATATTGACGTCGGGGTCGGCTGGTAGGCTTTGCCCGGACACGATCAGCGGGGCGATATGCCCGGATGTTGCGGTCATGCTCGACCCGGACATCTGAGCGAGTACGCCAGCTATGTGGTCCGATCCTACCGCAACCGTAGCACCATCGCCGACAAACTTTCCCTGCACGCCGTAAGCGTAACCATCGGTAAGGGAATCGCCGGAGGAAAGCGTAACGCAGCCGCGAACCGCAGCCAATGAGCCATTCGACTGCACGGCCATTGTGTCGCCCGTGGGTGTCAGCGTCAATTCTGATCGAACGAGCCGAGTAGTCGAAGGGGTGGCACTCGAAACGATCAGCGAGGCTGATGTCAGGGCAAGCCCGGCAATGCCAATGCTTGCATCTGTGACGAGGGCCTTCGATGCCTGAGCCGTTCCCGCCGTGGTCACGTTCGTATAGTCGAGCTTCGCAGCCGTTGCGGCAACCGTCGTGCCGCCGATCTTCAGAGTCGTGATGTCTATCGTATCAATCTTGCCCGCGGCACTCAACACCACGGCTTTCGATGCCGCCGCCGTGCCAGCCGTAACACCATCAAGGTGCGATGATTCCTGTTGAACGTCCTGAGCGGCGTTCAACGCGGTTTTAAGTTCTTGATAGGCGTCGATGCCCGCCGGCGTATCGCCAAGGGCTTTCTGTAATGCGGCGGCTGCCGTGGTCGAAATTGCCATGATTTATTCCTTTCTAAAATTGTGGTTTTGTGGGCATCAGACAAACGTAATAGTTCCGTCTTCGGCTTGCGTCCATCGGTTGCGTGGCGTTTGCCGAACGATTCGGTCAAATACGCTCCCGCTCGTCGGGCTTCCAGGTATCGCCGTATTAAGTGCCGTAGTAACATCCGCCGAAACATCCTGATAGCCGCTGAAATGCTGCGCCATGTCCGTCTCGGCAATCGTGAAACTGACAGATCCCTCACCCGTGACGGTAACTCCGGTATAGGCAATGATTGAAAGAGACCCTGATGCCAACACTAACGCCGATCCTGAAAGTGCTACAATGCTGGAGCCGGGAATGGCGGAATCATTAAAAGCACAATAACCACCCGTCTCGATCAAAATAAATCCATTGGCGCAGGATGCGTCCGCGGAGAAAATTAACCTTCCTCCGTTCTGTACAACGATGCCTCCTTGATTTATCGCAGTATTGCTAAGCAAACATTGACCACCCTGCTTGACAATTATTCCGCCGACATTGGTGCACGGGTGAGTATAATCTCCGGCTTCTCCGGTAAATCGCAGAATGCCACCAGAGTAAACGACAATTGTCGCATCAGTCGATCCATCAAGCCAGAAGATAGCCTCACCGCCGCTGTTGACATTTACGAGGCCGCCGACACTTGGTGAATCGACGCCGTTCCCAACGAATAACCGTCCACCGTCGTTAATGTCAACAAGTCCGTTTGTGCACATTGCTGAGCCGTTGATTATTAGGTGACCGGACAAATCCGTGATCGAGATAAAGTTCGGGATAGACTGCGAAACAACGCAAACGTGACTGTCTGCCGGAATAACGGCGGTATCGACATTTGCGGCTGGTTTCGTGCCGCCAACCCAAGAGCCGTCTGTCCGAAAGTCCCATGCTCGATAGGCATTGCCAGCAACGCCCGCTTGCGCAACAATAGTGCCGGTCACGGTAATTGCCGTGTTCGGTGTAGAAAACTCTGGAGTGCCGTTGACCGTAAAAATCCCGTCCGATCCGGTTGTGCCATAGAGGTGCAGCTGACTTCCGTTTGGACATTCAGTTACGGCATTACCGCTAACAGTCACCACCTGCCCGGCAATGCTCTGTACGGGATAGGCTGTTGATGCAATACTTGTTTTTTCGGCCATGATTTATTTTCCTTTCTAATTTTTCATCCAATCGTTCACTTCCCTTACCCAGTCCCAATCATCGCTCCACCGCAAATTCTGGTAGCCCCAGAGCAGCACGTCGGTTATTCCCTCATTGCTCAGTGTGTTCAAGATCGTTCTGAATAACGGCCCCGGCAACGTCCCCTGTTTAATCTGCTCAGGCGTCCAAATCGAGGCGTCGGGGTGCGCCGAAACAAAATCTTCCCACTGTGCCCAAATGATCGGCCGCAGCATCCACGGTATCGCCTTGCGACAGAACGACATTATTCGCCGAATTTGCCGCACGATCTTCTCCGGCTC